AGCTCGTTGATGGCTACGGCCAGGTCGTTAATGGTGAAGAACTCACCTTGCAACTGTTCAGGGGTAAACTTTGTGTGCATTACGTGAAGGAATAACAGACGTTGAGGGTGACGTAAAAGGGAGTTCCGTTATTTACGTTGTAAAAAGCGAATGCAAGCTCATCGCCTGCGGCGAATGACCATCCCGTGGGAGAGAACGTTTCGGTGTAGTTGCCGCTGGTGTAGGGTATAGTCTGCTCGTAGGTGGGCGTCGATTGAACTTGCAGAAAGCTCATCGTCGTAGCTTTCCACGCTGCCACCTTAATTTGAGCAGCGCCCTGCACGTGGACGCTTACGTGGTCGATTTGACCTGCCTTAGGAACGTGCCAGATCATATAGTGCTGCCAATTGCCCGAGGTACGAATCGAATTCGTGTATGTGTAGAAGCCGTAATATTGCGAGGTCGTCGTAGTAGTAAACCCGGTCATAAAGAAGGAACCCGCTCCGTTGAAGCTACCGCCTCCCCCACCACCTCCGGAGGCGCTCAGGGTCGTCCCGGTCATGGTGAGGTTTGTTCCAATCGTAGCGTATGTTAGCTTGCTGTCGGAGTCGTCCCAAAAGACGAGTTTGTCCGCTCCCGCGTCTTGACTTCCGAGGTTCTGTCCGGCAGCCATACGCAGCACGTCATTCGCGTTCGCGTTGATTGACACGTCCGTCGAGTTGTCCGTTCCTGCCGGGTCTACGTTCAAGACAGACTGCATCTCCGCTTGGGTGATGCCCGTGGCGAGCTGTGGCGTACCCGCGTTATCCTCTACGGCTGGGTTGGCGGGTAGGTCTACGTTGACCCACTTTCCGATTCCCGCGTTGTACGCGATGACTTGATTTGAGACGAGGCTTGTGAGGGTTACGTCGTCGAGGTTCTCTACGTCGAGTCCCGAGTCACCTACCGCGTTGAAAATCGTGTTGAGGGCTGAGATAGTTGCGGCCTGAGTTGCACCCAAAGGGAGGCTCGTAGTAGCGTCCACGTAATCCGCGAAGGGGATGCCTTTGGCGATCACACGAGAGGAGATTCGCTCGGTGATGGTGACGCCTGTGGTGAGGTACGCGGAAGCAATCAAATACCCGTTGAGAGGGTAGTAGTCGTTGCCTACTTTCACCGCGCCTGTCGGGGTGGAGTCAATTCTTATCATGTGAAGCTAATTTCAAAGTCGATGCAACGAGCCGTACCTGCGGAATAGAGACCAGCCGTCTCGAGGAAAATGCCTACTGCCGCGTGCGAACCTACCACCAAATTCCCGCTCACCGAAACCTCCGTTTCTACGTCGACAGGAAGCCCAAATGACGTGTTCTGTATGGGTTGGTTAATATCATTGAAAATCGGAGAAGCAGAAAATAACGCTCTCATTCGAACCTCGATTACATCATTCACCACCGCAGGAGTCACTCCGAACTTTGCCGTGAACGCAATGGACGTCCCCGTGCTCAATCCCGTCACCTGAAGAGAGTTGAGGGTTGAGTTGTACAAGATGGAAAAAGGGCCTGAAGGAGTTATAGTGGCGGTGGAAGGATACTCGACTACTTGATATGCGCTTGGCCACGTTCCAATGGCTGCGGTCGCCGTTTGGCCCGTCCAAATAACGGAGGCCACCGCGCTCCCTCCAACGACTGTTTTGTTTATCCATCCCGCTCCGTCATAGTACAGGAGTTGACCCGCCGTGAGTGAGGTTTCCGTCACGTCTCCGAGGTCTCCGATGTTCTCGACGAGAGTAGGCTTGTTCAGAATCTCGCTCACGCCCGACGTGGAGTCCCAGTCGGAGTTCACTTGTGCCGCTGGGATGGTTGGCTTGTTGAGGATTTGAGCGTCCCCTGTCGTCGCGTCCCAATCCGCGTTGACGTTGACCTCCGCCCCGGCTTCGATGCCTGTGAGCTTTGTGCGCTCAGCATCGGTGATAATGTTCCCGCTACCTACCGAATCGATGTCGGTGAGCGAGATGGCCGTCCCTGTCGTAGCTACGTCCGCAAGAGTTGTGGGTGTAGCCACCCCGGAGGCGTTTCCAATCCACGTTTGTCCGTCGGGGATGTTGGGCACGTCGTTAGAGCGCCCTGATCCATACACGATACCGCTTCCTGAAGATGCGTGGGATTTGACTACTACCCCGAGGTTCTGGATGAGGTTGGTTCCTGTCGGCTTGGTGTTGGTGTAGCCTCCTGTCGGCCCGACGTAGATGACGTCGCCCGCTGTGAAGGCGGAGGTGTCGACGTTCTCAATCAACCCCACCACGATGGCCTCCCCTTCCTCTTCGTCTTCAAGCGTCTCGTTGAGTACGAGCGTGGCGGGCATAGCTGAGGGCGTGTCGGCTCGTGCCGCGATGACCTCTACAAGCTGACCCGCGCTTACGGGAGTAACAGCGTGAACGGGCGTACCCTTTACGAGCTGCCCCCCAGAGACGTTCTTCGCTGTTACGAGGATTCGGGTGGCGTCGGCTACGGCTCCACTTGTGGCGTCTGTAATCCTGCCGAAAGAGTCCACGGTGATATTCGCTGCCGTATAGCTTCCTGCCGTCACCCCGCTCGTGTCCAAGCTAATGTCGGGCGTTGTGCCTCCCGTACTCGACAGGGGCGCAGTAGCCGTCACCGCACTCACCGCCCCCGCTGCAAAGTCCAAGGTGATTGTACCGTCTCCGTCGTCTGTGAGGGAGCCGTTGGGCACCTTGATGGTAGCCACCGAGAGTACGTCGGGGCTTCCGTCGAGCTCTTTGACGCGGAGCAAGCCACGGGCTTTGTATGCCGTCGCGGGGGTGCCCTCAGGCTCCACACCTGAGAGAGGGGCGTTGCACGCGTCGTAGGTGTAGGGAACGGAGATAGCGATGTCGAGCAAGCACCCCGCAAGGGCGTTGCTTTGCGTCTCCTCCAAAGGCGTCACGCTCGCATTGACCAGATCGTAGTGGAACCCAAACTGGAAGATGTTACCTCCGTTCTGGATGTCTGCGAGGATGTCCTCGGCTACCTGCTCTGCGTCCGAGATGTTCTCCTTTTGGTAGCCTACCTTGTCCGCATCCGAGGGCGGCACGGAGAGGATATACACCTCGAGGTTGTACGTCTTGGCTTTGGGGCTGTTGTAGTCGCCCCCGGTGTACACGAGATGGAGAAGGGGGTACTGCTCGAACTTCTCCAAGTCCACATCCGACGGGGAGCCGTATGAGAACGTCTTGATGAAGTAGTGGTTGTCGCAGAACTCCTGAAACTTGGATACGATGTTATTGAAGGTGATCATCGGCGCTGGGCTTGCTCTTGCTTGCGTTTGTATTCAAGGTCTTTTAGGAAGGCGAGGTGCGTGAAGACGTGGCCCACCGTGAGGCGAGTGACTGCATCGATTTTGAGAACGTCCTCCCCAGCCAGTGAGTAGAGGGCGGGGTACCATTCCCACTTCGAATAGAACGCATCGCCTCCACCGCCGTTCGAGTCAAAGAGGACTCCAAAGTGCTCCGTAGTTCGCGCTCGGTAGTCCAAAAAAAAAGCAGCGCACCCGCTACCGCAGGGGCGGGCATATCGAGGAAGTGCTCGCTCTTCTCCTGTGCCGTGTACTCGGCGATGGTGTACTTGTCGCCCCACCGCTGGGTGATGGGTCGGTACAGGATGCTCATGGCCTTGTGTGCCGTCGTCCAGAAGTCCTTGGTGTAGGTCTCCATATCAATCCACTCCCCGGCGCTGAAGTTCTCCCAGTCGGGGATGAAGCCGTACTCGATGCCGTGGAGCTGCAAGATAGGTTCGTGCTTGGACACCTCACGGGCGAGGAGGGAGTCGATGTGTGCCGAGGCTTCTACGATGAGGGCTTGCGGCAATTTGCGGAGTTCGGCGAAAGACAGTCCCGTGACTACCTGCACCCGCTTGATCGGGTCGTCGGTAGTTTCGAGCACCTGAAGGTGTCGCAGGGTGAGGTCTGCATAGTTGGCCGGAAGTCGGAGCTCCATGTTAGAATGAGTTGAAAGGTTTGAATTCCTCAAGTTATCCGAGCGCATATCGCCCGAAGTTGGGGTTCGTCTGGTTCCACGTCACGGCGTAGCGGGAAGCATCTACGAAGTGATTGAAGGCGTCCACGGGTTCGTTCAGTTGGCGTCCGTTCTTGTCCTCCTTGTACTTGTAGTTGCGGAGCTCTTTGATGCCGTTGACGCTCCGCTCTGTGATAAGGAGAGGACGGGAGCGCAGGAAGTCGATACCTGAGCGCACGGAGTCCGGGCCTTTCCTTGCCGGGTGGATATTGAACCCGTGCCCGTGGATTTCGTCGATTGACTTCGGCTCTGCGGAGTCGGCCACGATCATGGCCTTGCCTACCTCTGCGTCACGTAGCGTTTGAGCGATGGCCGCATTTGTGAGTCCCGTCGCGTAGCACACCTCGTCCAGACAGAAGCCGTGGCCGTCGGTGTACACTTTGACGATCGCGGTGGGGTCGTTGGTGTATCCAAAGTCCAAGCCGATTGAGAGTAGCTTCCACCCGTCCGGCACTTGGGGTACCTGCTTCCA